ATATTTTTTATTGTAGTTATTAAATCTGGTAAAACAAAAACAGAATCAAATGTGTTTAGAGTAGTATTACAAAAATCTAATATAGCTAATTGTAATAGACTTAATAATTGTGTAGCATCAAAAATAGATTTATTTTTATCAAAATAGATATTTGTTGATATTTTGATAAAAGTATAATCAACATCAACTATTTCAGGAATAATCGTTATAACGCTAAATGGTTTTATATATTCATTAAGTAATCGATATTTCTGAGATGTAGTTAAACTATATCCGCCATTAGGTTTAATACAAATAAACATTTTTCCAAATTGGGGAGGAGTCATATCTTCTCCTCCCCAAACATTTACTGCTTGTATTGGAATAATTGGATTATCTCGCTTTAGTAACTCTAAATAATCAGTTTTAGTTACAGCTCTATTTTGCGAGGCATATGCTTTTGGAGCTGAGAATTTAATTGATTGGATAGATTCTCTTTCTTGCCCTCCAGAAGCAACATCAGTTGCTTCAATTTTATTCGATTCTCCCGCAACGCTATCCATTAACGTAAATTTATATGCTCCATTAGAAGCATCGCCTTTAGTTGTTAAATATTCAACAGTAATAACGTTTCCAGTTGTTAATGCTTTACCTAAAATTCCATCTCCAAAATATATTTCAAAATTACCATTTAATGCTTCTTGTAAAAAATAAACTTGCGTTGTATTATTAAGAATTAAATGAGATGATGCCAATTCAAATTTATTAAAAACAGTTGACTGAGAATTATCATAAACTAAAACTGTTAATGTTGTAGTATCAACATCTGCGTCAGGTATAGTAAATATAGCATTTGGGTTTTGAATTGTATTAACATCAAAAGTATATCTTACTGGTTGCCCTTGGTAAATGGGAATACTATAAAATTGCGCAACACCATTATTTGCTGTAGTTTTTATTGCATCTAAAGTTACGAATGGATAATTAGTATTGTCTATTGCTTGAGAATAAAACTTTGTATATTTTGGGATTATTACTTCGTTTGAAGTAACATTATTAAATTTTATACTAATCGTTGCTCTTGCAGATCTTCTAGAAGAAGGAGTATAATTTAACAATTTTGCATGAGATACTGTAGAACTTCTTTTTACAGCTGTATCTAGAAATGATTCATTTGCAACCATGTTTAGATAATATGCATTATAATGAGTATTATATGCTAATAGATCTAATATTGTAGATATAACTGAACTTTCGAAGTCATAATCGAAAAATTTATCCTGACCTCGTAAATAATCTTTAAAATTATTTTTAATTGCATCAAAATCTAATTCTGCAATATTAACTGATGAATTGGCACTAGCCATTATTTATCCCCTAAATCCTTTTAATATTATTTATCTAAGTCTAGATAAAATAAAATCTGCTGTAAACGGTTCGACTAAATTTTCGATATAAAATATTACTGTTACTTGGTAAGAATTATAATCATATAACGCTTCAACGTCAACTGATTGTAGCGAAACTCTATGGTCGAAATTTCTTATAACGTATTCTACTTCTTTTGATAATGCTGAAGTAGTAATTGGAGACATTGGCTCAAATAATAATTTTCTTAAATTTGATCCGTAATCTGGTTTAAATGGTTTTTCGTAATAATTAGTTAGCAATAAATTCTTTAATGCTCTAGATACGGCAACCTCACCTATAGATAACATTAAATCTTTTTTTGCTGGATGCGGTTGGAATGTTAAATCCAAATCTACATATCCGCTGAAGTTTTTTATAGTATTAGTTGCCATATTAGTTTAAGTTTATTGTTGAACCTTTAAGAGTTGTAGAACCGCCACTTGTTTGTGATATAGTTCCTGCAACAGTAGTTGTCATATTTCCATTAATCGTCATAGTATAATTTCCATCAATAGTAGTGTCGCAATTTCCAATAATATAAACTTTATTACTTCCCTCGATAGTTACTGAGCAATCTCCGGATATTGAAACTTTATCATTATTCAATATAACTGTATATTTATCCTTAACAATCTTCTCGACCTGTGAGCCATCTGGATGGGTCTCAGAGAACGTTCCGGATCTATGGTACATATGTATACGTTCAGCTCCAGGCGTATCGTCAAGCTCGAAATAATGCCCTGATTCTGTGCTTGTAACTTGATTGTATGGATATTTTGTTTTATATGGAGAATTTGGTTCAGTCCAAGCAGTTGCACCTTTAGGTCCTTTTGCTTTTTTTACTGAATCATTTTTTGTTTTAACAATAGTTTTATCTAATTCTTCATTTCTAGATAATCGACTTGTTGTTGGTTCATGTAACCTATTTGGATACGAAGTAGCTGCCGATTCTTCAGTTATTACTGCTCCACCTTTTTTACTATAATCAACTGATTTAACTTTTCGTGGAGCTGCTTTTAATTGTTCATCAGTTCTTGGATCATTATATCCTTTTTCTGTATCTGGAGAATCTTCCGGAATGCCATGAAACATACCCATAATAATAGGGAATTGAGTTCCATTACCATCCATAAAGAACCCCATTACAAAATCACCTTCTTTTAGTGTAGTAGGCGTTGATGCAGAACCGTTTATAGAAAATAAAGGTTGAGCCCATGGTAATGTATTTGTTGGAACTTTTGCTTTAGTTGGTTCGTGTAATCCTTGAATTCTAACTCTACATCTACCCAAATTCAATGGATCCATTCTGTCTTCAACAACTCCAATCCACCAAACAAACCCGCTATGTCCGATGAAATTTCCTCTTTTTGCGCTCATTATCTTACACCTTTCCAACCGGCATCAGTATTATTAAAATCTTTAAATTTATTTGGATATGAATCTTTACATAATTCTAGCACAGTTAAAAATCTATTTTCTTGATTTAAAATATGTCTAACAGCTGTAACAAGATACCTACCTGAATAAAATGGATCAGATTTTTTTTCTTTACTATTAGGATTATTGTAACTTATTTCCGGTTTATCAAATTCAACAATTTTACCAATAGTCATTTCTACATCACCCGCAACAACAAGTTTTATTCTATTAGACCACATTAAAGCCATTTGGGCAGATCTAATGGAAGTTGTTTCTTCTGGTCGATGTTCATTAACCTGAATTTCTTTATCTTTAATATATTTATTTTCGCTTTGTCCAGCGGTAGAAACTACAAATTTAACTGCGCCGGCAGTTTGGCTTAATGATTCTCCTCTTCTATTTGTAGCTGAATCAGGAATATTGCCTTTATCTAATGATTGTACATTTTCAATATATTTGGTATAATCATAATTGCTTTCTCCGAACTTTAATCTTAATGGATCGATTGTTATCGTTTTGCTTGCCAATGCTCCGCTTTTAACTGCGGATACAGAATCAAATGAGCCAACCGATTCAAATGAAATAACATTAACAAATTCTTTAGTTAAATCTGGAACTAAATCTTTTTTTAGATTCTTTTCTTCATATTGATATTTTCTAAATATTGGATCTTTATATAAATTTAATACAGATTTAAAATTAAATCCAGTTTTATCTTCATAGAATAGATAAAAAGCTCCTGCATTTTTATCTTGATCGGCTTGAGCAAAAGTAGTTAACCAATTAATTGCTTGCAAAGGTTTTAGGTTTGGAACAACTAAACTTCGCATTCCAGTAGTTTCATCGTAGTTTGTAAAAAGTTTATCGTCAACATGTAAATCATTTTTTAATATATCTTTTACGATATCAATAATTTTTGTATTTGAGTATGATTTTGATATTTTGTATTGTTCATTTAGCATAGCTTCTTCTGAACAAAAATGTAAAACAAAATTTTCGTTAGAAGTTTTAGTTTGCGTTCTTCCGCTAACTTTATAAATTCTTAATGATTTTGTTAATGGTTTGTCTAATCCAGGCTTATCTATTGATAAAAGTAATACTTCTTGTCCTTGAAATTGAAACATTTGTATAATACCAATTGAATCATTAATTACTAATCCACCATTGACGAAATTTGAAAAAATATCTTCAAAATAATTAAATTCTACAACAATATTTCGTATATCTATAGGCGCTCCGCTACTGCCAACAATTTTACAGGTTTTTATAGATACGTCTTGGGAATAAAATAAACCATCAGCCATAATATGTTTCCATTAATATTTTTAATTCTTGTTCTAATTGAGGTACATATTCTTCTCTAATTAATTTTATTTCTCTTTTATTTTCGTTCAATTCATGTTCATATTGATATATTGAAATGCGTTCTTTACTTACTGTTTCAGTAATATTTCCTGATTGTTTTACTTCAGACGCATAATTAAATATATCGTCATCATATCCATTTTCTCCTCCATTATACGACTTTTTATCAATAAATATTGTATTTTCAGTTGTCGTATTATTATCACTATCGAATATTGATGTGGTAGCTCTATATCCGTAAGTCGTTACTGATGCATATTCTGCGCCATTACTATAAGTCTTCCAGTAATTCGCATCAGAAAACGTAATATTATTATTTGCATTATCTAGATTATCTTGAGTGCAGATATAAATTACATTTTTATGTTTTACGACATCATCTTTGTTGTAATCAGTATTATCTTGCCATTCGCCTTTCCAATAAACTCCATCAAGAATTCTAGTCCAATAATTTTTCTTTAAATCTTCAAGAAATACTGTTGGAGTATGCATTTTATTACAAATAAATGCAGTGTTACTAACAACTACGGTATTTGCGACAAAATAAGTATTAGTAATATCAATATCTTGCGGGCTACCCTCAATAACGGTGTATGTTACGCCAGTATCATTATTATGGATATATTCTATTGTATGCTCTTCGTTGTATGTTATTGTAGTATTACTCGCTAAAAAGTCAGCACCTTCTATATTAATGTATTCGTTGGCGTTCCATTCCCCTCTCCATGTTGAATTTGCCCATTGGTTTATACTATTCACTTCATTTGCATATTTGGAATTAAGATGTTTTTCAAAAACTTGATAATCTAACGCAAAATCAAAAAATGGATTAATAGTATCATTGGCTAACATTACAATCCAATGTCTTTCTGGGTCTCCATAATATTTCGCAGCAATTATTTCCGGAGTATCGCCTTCTTGCAAAGCATATGGGTAATAAATTGATAATCTATCTGAATATTTTTGCCTAATCGCAGCTCTTGCTGTCAAATCCGTAATCAATCTATTATTAATAACTGTTTTCGGGTAAGTTGAAAAAAATGTAGACATATATTAATACCCTTGTTCTATTTTATCGCGAGTAA